GAAACGAGAACAGCGCGAGCGAGAGAGGAACACTGGCAGCAATAACGAAAGTCACGAAGCGTCACGCAGTGTCACGCCAGATAAAGATAAAGATACAGATACAGAAGGAGCTAAAGCTCCTACCCCTGTAGTCCCCAAGACGAAACCCGCCAAGACCGATCCCAAGACCGACCCCAGGTTCGAGCAGTTCTGGCGCGTCTATCCGAATCGCAAGGCCAAGGCCAAGGCTGAGACGGCCTGGCTCAAGCTCAACCCGAGCAACGAACTGTTCGAAACCCTGATGGCCGCCCTGGCCGCACAGAGCTTATCCCCCGACTGGGTCAAGGATGAGGGCCAGTTCGTGCCCCATCCGGCGACCTGGATCAACCAGCGCCGCTGGGAAGACGAGGTGAACCATGCAAGCAGCCCGCAGCCTGGTCGATCAGGCACTGTCTCCGAAGTCGACAAAGTCCGACTCGCCATCGAAGCCCGAGAAGCTGCCGCAGCCACTGCTGGACAAGCTGTGGCTGAAAATGGCCGAGATCTACGGCCGGCGCTGGACGGGGAGTTTCGGCGTGTCGGCTGACCAGACTCACGCCTGGGCGGCCACGCTTGGCGGACTCACTGGCGCACAGATCGGCGCCGGATTGACCGCGCTGGCAGACACCCAGGACGAGCAGCTGCGCAAGTGGCCGCCGAGCGCCCCGGAGTTTCGCGCGTTGTGCCTGGAGGTTCCCGGCCTGCCGACTGAGGACGAGGCATGGGAGCAGGCACTGCGCGGTGAGTACCGGCACGAAGCCGTGAAGATCGCGGCCCGCGCTACCGGGACCTACGACCTGCGCACAGCCAAGCTCAGCGACAAGTCCCTGCGCCAGGTGTTCTCCCGCAACTACGCCATCGTGAAGGCTCGGGCCGTGATGGGTAAGCCCCTGGACGGCGAGATCCCCAAGGGCATCAGCCACGATCAGCAGACCCCGATGCAGGCCCAGTACGCGCACATGCACCAAGAGGCCCGCGATCTGGTTATGTCGCAGGGCATCCCAATGGATGGCCGGCAGGCGCGCCGCATGCTGCTTTCGAAGCTTGGCATTAAGCGGGAAGCGAGCCATGGCTAAGACCGAGAAGGTAGCCGTCAACGGCGCAGCCCGGCTGTCCGAGGCCATCACGAAGATGACCGCCATGTTCCGCGACCACAAGTACGTGGTGGTGAGCCTTCGCCCGGGCAAGGACCGCACCCTCGATCAGAACGCTCTTTGGTTTGCGCTCTACCAGCGCATTGCCCAGATAACACAGGTTGGCGACGTCGAGGACGCCCGCCGGTACTGCAAGCTGCATTTCGGCGTACCCATCATGCGCCGGGACTGCGAGGAGTTCCGCCGCGGCTGGAACCAGCTGTTCCTGCACCTCGACTACGAACGGAAGCTGGAGCTGATGGGGCCGTGCTCGCTGTTTGGGCCGGATGGCTTTCCGGTAACCCGCCTGTTCGACCGCCAGCAGGGCATCGAGTACACCAACCGCATCGTTGAGGAGTTCACCGCCAAGGGCGTGGTCTTCACCGATCTGCTGAGCGAGGAAGCGGCATGAGTGTGAGCGCCAGGATGCGCCCGAAGAAATGCCGCAACCCAGAATGCCGGGAGGCTTTCATGCCGGCTCGCCCGCTGCAGGTTGTTTGCGGTATGAGCTGCGCGCTTGCTCTGGCGAAGATTCAGCAGGCTAAGGAGGCCAAGCGCCTGAACCTGCAGGCAAGGGCCAAGCAGCGCGTTGCCAGGGCCAAGATCAAGACCCGCGCCGAGCACCTGAAAGAAGCCCAGGCCGCATTCAATGAGTTCATCCGCGAGCGTGACCGCGACCTGCCATGCATCAGCTGCGGACGTCACCACCAGGGCCAGTACCACGCCGGGCACTACCGCACAGTCGGGGCAAACCCTGAGCTGCGATTCGAACCGCTGAACGTCCACAAGCAGTGCGCCCCCTGCAACAACCACAAGTCCGGCGACATCGTGAACTACCGGATCAACCTTGTGCGCCGCATAGGGGCAGAGCGCGTCGAGTGGCTGGAGGGCCCGCACGATCCGCAGCGCTACAGCATTGAGCAATTGCAGGCCATCAAGGCCGAGTACCGCGCCAAGGTGCGCGAGCTGAAAAAGGGGGACGCATGCGGCAACTCGACACCGCTTACCTGCTGAACCAGTGGGCAGTATGGCTGCGCGTGAAGGTCGGCATTCCCGGCTATGTCTCGCCGGCCTGGGCCTTGATGCGTGACAACGTGCAGGTGATCAAGCAGCCAGAGCCAGATATCGGGGATGACCTGGCCATTCTGATCGACCGCTTGGTTGCCCGCTTGTATGAGCGCTATCCGGAGGCCGCAACCGCGCTGTGGAACCAGTACCGGTACAACATGAGCAACCGCACTCTTGGCAGGCTGATGGGGATCAGCCACGTCAAAGCAGGGGAGTTGGTATCAGTCGCGTTTGCCTGGATTGATGCATCGCTGTGTCACTACGCAGAGGCTGCATGAATATCCAGCCTGTACGCATTGACAGTGGAATCCACCGGCTGTATAAAAGTCGTCAATGTGCGGTTTTGCCGCCTTAATCACTCAGAAGCCCTGGCCTAGCGCCGGGGCTTTGTCGTTTCTGGCCCTGGAGAAATCCGGGGCCTTTTCATTTGGAGGCTTGAAATGGCAGAGCCAGGCACTGGCGCGGCAGTAGCCGTAAGCGCCGTCGCAGGGATGGGGCTGGTGGCCATGCCCGGCGTCGACGCCAGCGCAGTAGTGGGGGGCTTTGGTGGCGCCCTGTTCTTCGTGGTGTTTGCCCGCGACCCATCATTCTGGGCAAGCGTCGGTTATCTCTTGTCCTCATGGGTGTTCGGTTACTTCGTGGCCGCCGAGATCATTGCCCGCGGACTGCTGAACCGTTCAGGCCTTGCCGCGATGGTTGGGGCTCTGGTGTTCGTGGTGCTCGCTACTGGTCTGCTCCAGTGGCTCAAGGGGGGCAAGGCTCCGTTCTGGTTTCGTTATCTGCCCGGCCTAGGGGGTAAGCGTGATGGCTGATCCCATTGCAGTCATGTCGGCTTTGATCTGTGTGGCTATCTGCGTGCGCCTGGTGACATTCCGGCGTGCTGGTGCCCGGTACCGCCTGTGGGTATCGCTGCTGGCCTATTTGCTTGCCGCAAGTACAGGCTGCCAGGCACTCGCCAGCTTTCTCGGTATGTACCAGGTGCACTCGCCATTCATTCTGGCCGTGCTGGCTGTCTTGTGTGTGCTGGTGTTCCGCGCTCAGGGGAATGTTGCCAGCATCGTTCGCCTGCAGTGGCCTGAGCGTTGGGACGGTGTGAATCGCAGGGGTGAGGCAAGTGGCTCTCACCGCTAAGCAACAGGCGTTCGTCGATGAGTACCTGATCGACTTGAACGCAACGCAGGCCTGCATCAGGGCTGGGTACAGCGCCAAGACCGCCGAGCAGCAAGGGCCGCGACTGTTGGGAAATGTTGGAGTGGCTCAGGCTATCGCTGCGCATATGCAGGCCCGGTCTGAGAAAGCCCAGATCGACGCTACGTATGTCCTGAACCGCCTGGTCGAGATTGACCAGATGGACGTGCTCGACATCCTGCAGAACGACGGGACGCTCAAGCCTGTGCATGAGTGGCCCAAGATCTGGCGGCAGTACCTGACTGGCATTGATCTGGCCGAGCTGTTTGAGGGCAGCGGCGATGAGCGCCAGATGATCGGCGTGCTCAAGAAGGTGAAATGGCCCGACAAGGTCCGCAACCTTGAGCTGCTGGGCAAGCACGTCAACGTGAATGCATTCCGCGAGCGCCTGGACGTGAATTTGAACGTCAGCCTCGCTGAGCGCATGAGGAAGGCCCGTGAGCGTTCCGGCAGTTCAGCCTGACGACCTCGAGCTGCAGCTGATCGAGGATCTGGCTGGATTTACCCATGACCCACTTGGCTGTGCCCTGTACTCATTCCCCTGGGGTGAGGGTGAGCTGGCAGGGATCGAGGGCCCGCGCGGCTGGCAGGCTGACACGATGCGCGACATCGCCAAGCACCTGCAGAACCCAGAGACGCGATTTCAGCCGCTGATGCTGGCGGTGGCATCAGGCCACGGGATCGGCAAGTCGGCAGACATCAGCATGATCCTGCACTGGGCCATGAGCACCTGTGAGGACTGCAAGGTTGTGGTCACAGCCAACACAGAGAACCAGCTCCGCACCAAGACCTGGCCGGAGATCAGCAAGTGGTTCCGGCTGGCGATCAATGCGGATTGGTTCAGCGTGACGGCTACAGCTATCGCGGCGAACGATCCTGACCATGTCCGCAGCTGGCGGGCAGATGCGGTGCCGTGGTCTGAGCACAACACAGAGGCATTCGCCGGCCTGCACAACAAGGGCAAGCGCATCGTCCTGATCTTCGACGAGGCGTCGAACATCGCCGACAAGGTCTGGGAAGTGGCTGAGGGCGCCCTGACCGACGAAGAAACCGAGATTATCTGGATCGCGTTCGGTAACCCGACACGGAATACCGGCCGATTCCGCGAGTGCTTCACCCGCTATAAGCATCGCTGGATCACTCGCCAGATCGACAGCAGAACGGTAGACGGCACCAACAAGGCCCAGATTGCCAAGTGGGCAGCGGACTACGGCGAAGACAGCGACTTCTTCCGCGTTCGTGTCCGGGGCATGTTCCCGCGCGCATCCAGCCTGCAGTTGATCCCCACCGACTGGGTGGCTGCTGCAATGCGCAGGGCTGCGGCCTACGGCATGAGCGATGGTCTGGTCTGCGGCATCGACATTGCCCGCGGTGGCGATGACAACAACGTGATCCGCTTCCGGCGCGGCCTCGATGCCAAGAGCATCCCGCCGATCCGCATTCCGGGTAGTGAGACACGCGACACCACGCTGTTCATCGCCAAGGTGTGCACGGTGGTGCAAGAGCACCGACCAGACGCTGTATTTGTCGACTCGACCGGCGTTGGCGGGCCAGTCGCTGACCAGCTGCGACGGCTCATGCCTGGCGTGCCAATCATCGACGTGAACTTCGCCAGCGCGGCGCCGGACAACCACTACTCGAACATGCGGACGTACATCTGGTGGCAGATGCGCGAGTCAATCCGCGCAGGCCTGGCCATCGATGACGATGCAGGCCTTGAGGCTGAGCTGACCTCTCCGGAGTACAGCCACAACGCCAGGGACCAGATTGCCCTGGAGAAGAAGGCAGACATCAAGAAGCGTCTGGGGATCAGCCCGGATGACGCAGACGCGCTGGCACTGACATTCACCTTCCCGGTGCAGCGATCAACTCATAGCGGCAGCAACGGCAGTGGCCTGCTGTCCGATTACGACCCGATGGGGGGCAGATGACATGTGCAAGAAAGCTGTGAGCAGCGTGGTCAAGGTTGCAACCCTTGGCTTGGTCGATCTGGACAAGCAGATGAAGCCACCGAAGCTGCCAGAGGCTCCTGCGGCACCCGAGGCGCCGCCTACTGCACAGGATGCGGATGTAGTTGCTGCGCGCGCTGATGAGAATCGCCGCCGGCTTGCCGCCCAAGGGCAGGGGTCAACCATCCTGACCGGCTCGCTCGGCGTCCAAGGCCAAGCCAGCACCGCCAAGAAGACTGTACTGGGGGCGTGATGGAAAAGCTGCGCGAGCGCGTCGAACGGCGCATGAGTCAACTGCGGACCGAACGGCAGAAAAGCTGGGACCCGACTTGGCGCGACCTGTCGGATTTCATCCTGCCGAACGTCGGTGATGCGCTGCGCCAAGAAGTGAACGACGGTCGCCGCCGTGATCAGCACATCATCAACAGCACTGCCACCCGAGCTGTGACCGTCCTGCAGGGTGGTATGAGCAGCGGCCTGACCAGTGCCAGCCGTCCATGGTTCAAGCTGGCAACGCCTGATCCCGGCCTGATGGAGTTCGGCCCGGTAAAGGTCTGGATGCATCAGGCCGAGCAGGCGCTGCGTGAGGTGTTCGTCAAATCGAACCTCTACAACGTGCTGCCGACTGTCTACGGCGAGCTTGGCGTCTTTGGTACCGCGCCGATGGCCGCCATGCCGGACAATCAGGGCTTGGTGCGCTTCTACCCGTTCACGGTTGGCAGCTACTACCTGGCCAACAGCAGCCGGCAGATCACCGACACGCTTTACCGCGAGCTCAAGCTGACCGCCCGACAGCTCGCCCAGCAGTTCGGCGAGGAGGCGCTGAGCGTTAACACCCGTCAACTGCTGACCAGCAATCCCGAGTCATGGGTGGATATCTGCCACGCCATTGAGCCGAACGACGACCGCAAGGCAGGCCTCGACGATAACCGCAACATGCCGTTCCGGTCGGTCTACTGGGAGAAGGCTTCTGATCGCGCCCAGGTGCTGCGTGTGTCTGGCTTCAAACAGAACCCGGTGATGGCCCCGCGCTGGGAGGTAAACGGCCAGTCGGTCTACGGTCATGGCCCGGGCGTTGTCGCTCTCGGTGACACCAAGGCCCTGCAGACGCTGGAGAAGCGCAAGCTGGAAATGGTCGAGAAGGGCGTCCGTCCGCCAATGACGGCACCGGAAAGCCTGCGCAATCAGCGCATGTCGATCCTGCCCGGCGACGTCACCTACGTGAGCGTTGCCCAGGGGATGCAGGGCTTTGTCCCGACCATGCAGGTCGATCCGAGCTGGGTCAGCGTCCTGCGTGGCGAGATTCAGGCCCATGAACAGCGCATTGATGCGGCGTTCTTCGTCGACCTGTTCCTGATGATCAGCCAGATGGACACCGTGCGGACCGCGATGGAGATCGCCGCTCGCAAGGAAGAGAAGATGCTGATGCTCGGCCCGGTACTCGAGCGGCTGAATGACGAGCTGCTTGATCCGCTCATCGACCGAGTATTCGGCATGATGCTGGAGCAGAGCGCTCCGCGCTGGGCCGGCCTGCTGCCGGGTAAGCCGATGCTGCCGCCGCCTCCGGAGGAGCTGGCAGGTATGGACCTGCGCGTTGAGTACATCAGCATTCTGGCCCAGGCGCAGAAGGCCCTCGGCGTTAGCAGCATTGAGCGCACTGTCGCATTCGCCGGCAACCTGGTGGGCGTAGCGCCCGAGGTGCTGGACAAGCTCAACCTTGAGCAGGCCATCGACGAATACGCCGCCATGATCGGAACCACGCCGACCATCATTCGCAGCGACGACGAGGTTGCTCAGATCCGCCAGGCGCGCGCACAGGCTCAGGCCCAACAACAGCAGATGGAGCAGGCCGGCCAAGCCATTCAGGCCGCCAAGCTGCTCAGTGAAACCCAGATCACCGACAACACAGCGCTCGGCGCTCTGACTGGGGCCGTATGAACAACGCAACAGATGAGGTCGCCCTGAAAGAGAAGGCGACACGGGAGGGTATTGCCCGTCGCCAGGCCGATGAGGATCTGGTTTGGCTGATGAACGATCAGCGCGGCCGGCGTTTCCTCTGGCGCCAGATGAGCCAGTCCCACGTGTTCATCCCCGTGTTCAACCCAGACGCGATGGTCATGGCGTGGAACGAAGGCCGCCGCAATGAAGGCCTGCAGCTGCTTACCCAGATCAACCGCCTATGCCCGGAGCTGTATCCGGTCATGGCCGCTGAAAACGCGATCCAACCCGACGAGGACAACCACCAGTGAACGTATTCATCCACCGCATGCTTGGCCACTACCTGCAGAACGAAGCCGGCGCAGATGGCGGCGAGGGTGGCGGCGCTGCGCCTGCTGCCGATGCCGACACTGACCCCGCCCCAGCCGAACCCGCCAGTTCCCAGCCGCCGGCCGACGGTGCTGATCCAGCAGCGGCCGCGACGCCTGAGCCCGTTTCGTATGACGGCCTGAGCGTCGGCGAGGGCTTTGAGCTGGATGCCGAGGTTTTCGAATCCTTCAAGGGTCTGGCCACTGAGCTTGGCATCAGCAGTGAGGCAGCTCAGAAGCTGCTGGACCTGCAGACCACTATGGAAACCAAGCGCGCCGAGGCCTACCAGGCCGGTCTGGAGCAGCAGGCCCAGCGCTGGGCGGACGAGATCCGCAATGACAAGGACCTGGGGGGCGAGCGCTTCGAGCAGACCCAGGCGACCGCCATTAAGGCGATCGAGAAGTTCGGCAGCCCCGAGCTGCGCACGCTGCTGAACGAGTCCGGGCTGGGCAACCACCCGGAGCTGGTGAAGTTCTGCCACCGCATCGGGCAGGCGCTCAGCGAGGACAACCTCGTCCTGGGTGGAACTCAGCAGGGCGCTGGGGAGATGACGCTCGTAGACGCCTTCCGATAAGGCAAACCAACCAATAGGAGATACATCCAATGGGCATTTTGACCTCCACCATGCCAACCCTGCTGGATAAGTTCAGCCGGGAAGACAGCCAGAAGAAGATCATGAAGATCGTCGAGCTGATGGCAAAGCAAAACGACATCCTGATGGATGCCGAGTACCAAGAGTGCAACGATGGATCGAAGCACAAAACCACCATGCGCTCGGGCATCCCTGAGCCGGCCTGGCGCCTGTTCAACAAGGGCGTGCAGCCGAGCAAGTCAACCACTGTGCCGGTACTGGATACCACCGGCATGATGGAAGACTACGGTGTTGTCGATAAGGCGCTGGCCGATCTGTCTGGCAATGCGGATGCGTTCCGTGTGTCGGAGAACATGGGCAAGCTCCAGGGCTTCAACAACAAGGCTGCTCGCTACATGTTCTATGGCGACACCTCGTCTGAACCCGAGGCATTCCTTGGCCTGGCACCGCGCTACAACTCCAAGTCTGCGGAGTCCGGCGCCAACATCGTCGATGCAGGCGGTACTGGCTCCACCAATGCCTCGATCTGGTTCGTCACCTGGGGCGAAATGACCACCCACCTGCTTTATCCGAAGGGCTCTGTCGCTGGCTTCCAGCACCGTTTCCTCGGTGAGGACACTGTGAAGGATGCTCAGGGTGGCGAGTTCCAGGCCTACCGTGACCACTTCAAGTGGGATATCGGCATGTCGGTCCGTGATTGGCGCGCCAATGCGCGTATCGCCAACATCGATGTTTCGGCACTGACTGCTGACGGCGCCACCGGTGCCAAGCTGATCGAGCAGATGGTCAAAGCCTACTACCTGATCGACAACGCTATGCAGGCCGATGGCCGCACGGTCATCTACGCAAACCGCACCATCCAAACCTTCCTGCACCTGCAGGCGATGAACAAGACCAACGTGAATCTGACCATCGGCGAGTACGGCGGCAAGAAGATTCCGGAGTTCCTGGGCATCCCGATCAAGCGGGTTGACGCTCTGCTCAACACTGAGGCCCGCGTGGTCTAAGGAGAAAAATCATGCAACTCGATGCCAAACTGCTGATGTCCGACAAGCAGGCCATCACTGCAACCGCCGCCTCGACCGATATCATCGACCGTGGCGACACCAAGGACGTCGGCAAAGCCGGCGATATTCCGCTGCTGGTTCAGGTAACCGAAAACTTCAACAACCTGACCAGTCTGGCTATTGCTATCCAAACCGATAGCGACTCGGGTTTTGGCACCGCCAAGACCCTGGCCACCGTCACTGTCCCCCTGGCCGACCTCAAGGCCGGTTATCAGCTGCCGCTTATCACCCTGCCAAAGAACATTCAGCGCTATGTGCGCCTGAACTACACCGTGACCGGCACCGCGCCGACCACTGGCAAGGTTACGGCCGGCATTGTTGCGGGAGTTCAAACCAATGGCTGAGTACGAAGTTCTGGAGCTCTCGTTCATCAATGGCCGTCTCTGCCAGCCGGGTGAGGTTGTGCAGCTTGAGATCGACAGCCCCGGCAGCAACCTGCGCTTGGTCAAGCGCGCCAAGGGTTCCGCGACTACAGTGCCGGCGCCGACCGGCGCGGCCTTCGTGGCCTACCACATCGGCGCTGGGAAGTTTGGCGTCAAGGATGGCGAAGGCGAGCGTGTTGGCGAGTTCGCCGGCACCAAGGACGAGGCGATTGCCGAAGCCGAACGCCTGATTGCCGAGCAAGAAAAGGCTGCCGGCCACCCGGACGCCTGATCACCACCAACTGCGCATGGGGCCCTTCGGGGCCCTTTGCGTTTCTGAGGATTACAAATGGCCAGCCAGCTGCAGATCTGGAACATTGCGCTTTCCCGTACCGGTCAGAGCGCGCGGATCGAGAACATCAATGAGCGCAGTGTTGCTGCTGAGCTCTGCGACCTGCATTACCAGGCCTGCCTGGAGGCCGTTCTGGCTGATGGCGACTGGCCGTTCGCCGAGGCTCGGGTTTACCTGGCCGACATTGGCAGCCCGCCAACCAACTGGGCATATCGCTACCGCTACCCAGTGGACTGCTTGAAGGCTAAGCGCCTCGCTGTCCCTGGCATGGAGGTGGTTCCTGCTGATCAGCGCATTCCGTTCAAGGTCATCAATGCCGAAGGCGGCCGCGCGATCATCACCAATCAGCCGACTGCAGAGCTGATCTATACCGTCCGCATTGAGGACACCACGTATTTCCCTCCGCGCTTCGTTTCAGCCTTGGCGTGGAGACTTTGCGCAGAGCTGGCGCTTGGGCTGCAGGCGCGGCCGGAAGCCTACAGGGCGGCCTTGAACAACTATGAGCTGGAGATCAGCCAGGCTCAGGCCACAGCCTATGAGGAGAGCGAGGAAGGGCCAGCGCCGATGTGTGAGTTCATTGGAGCCCGCAGCTGATGGCCACCTCGTTCCTCCAGCCGAGCTTTGCCAGTGGCGAGCTTGCCCCGTCTCTGTGGGCCCGCGTCGACGTTGCTCGCTATCAGACCGGCCTGCGCCTTTGCCGTAACTTCTTCGTCATGCCCTATGGCGGCGTGCGGAACCGAGCCGGCACCGTGTTTATCCAGAGCACCAAGGGCGACGGTCGCGCCAGGCTGATCCCGTTCCAGTTCAATGACCAGCAGACCTATGTTCTGGAGTTCGGCCACCTGTACATGCGCGTGTACAAGAGCGGTGGAGCGGTTCTGGCCGGAGGCGGTGGCGTCTACGAGATCGCCACGCCTTACACCGAGGCCCAGCTCTTCGAGGTGAATTTCACCCAGTCGGCCGACGTTCTGACGCTGGTTCACCCGGCCCATGAGCCGCGCAAACTTTCGCGCCTTGCTCACGACAACTGGACGCTGGCCGTGTATGCCTTTGTCCCGGGTATCGCGGCGCCTGCCTCGGCTACCGCCACCGGCGTGGCCGGAACCGGCAACGCCTACAGCTGGCGCTACCAGGTAACTGCCGTGGTGGATCAGAACGGCGTGATCGACGAGTCGCTGCCGGTCACTTCGAACGCGACCACCACCCATGCCGATAAGATGCGCGCCAGCGTGGCATGGCCTGCCGTCACGGGCGCGACCTATTACAACGTCTACAAAGACACCAGCGGGGGCGGGGTCTATGGCTTCGTCGGCCGAGCAACCGGCTTGAGCTTTGACGACGTGAACATCACGGCTGCCAAGACGGACACGCCGCCCAACGCCTTCAACCCGTTTGTGGGGGCCGGCAACTATCCCGGCGCGGTGACCTACTACCAGCAGCGCCTGTGCTTCGCCGGCAGCGATAAGAGCCCGCAGACGGTCTGGATGAGCCGGGTCGGCAACTTCAATAACTTCGGCTATGCCACGCCGTACAAGGACGACGACTCAATCACCTTCTCGGTGGCCAGCCGTGAGGTGCACCGATTCCGCCACCTGCTGCCCCTGCGTGACCTTCTTGGGCTTACCACTGACGGCGAGTGGGTTATCTCCGGCGGTACCACCGGCATGACCGCCAAGAATGTCCTCGCGGAAATTCAGAGCTACAACGGCGCGAGCAAGATCCAGCCGATCGTTGTTGATAGCTCGGCGCTCTACGTACAGGCGCGGGGCGCCAAGGTATCGGCCCTGCAGTATTCGTTCGAGGCGGATGGCTTCGCCGGTAATGACCTGACCAAGTACTCGCCGCACTTCTTCCGCGGCTATGAGCTGGTCGATTGGGCATTCCAGCAGCAGCCCGACAGCCTGGTCTGGTCTGTGCGCAATGACGGCGTGATGCTCGGCATGACCTACCTGCCAGAGGAGCAGCTGATTGCGTGGCATCAGCATGTCACTGACGGTGCTGTTGAGTCGGTCGCCAGCATTCCAGAGGGTGACGAGGACGCGCTCTACCTGATCGTGCGTCGCACTATCAACGGCGTGACGCGGCGCTATGTCGAGCGCATGGCAAGCCGTCGCACGGTCGATATGGAAGATGCGTTCTTTGTCGACTGCGGCCTGACCTACGACGGGCGCAATACGGCGGACAGCAAGACTCTGCAGCTGGTCGGTGGCTCAACCTGGAAGTACCCAGAGGAGGTGACGCTGCAGGCTGCCGGCCATGCCCCGTTTACTGCGGGCTCAGTTGGTCGCCGCTACCGGCTGCGCCGTGGTGCAGATCTGGTGCGGGTCGACGTGTTGGCCTATACGGACGCCGATACCGTAACTGTCCGGTTGACCGAGGCCTGCCCGCAGAGCCTGCAAGGTACCGCCACCAGCGACTGGGCTTTGATGGCAACAGCGCTATCAGGCCTTGGCCACTTGGAAGGCAAGCTGGTTTCAATTCTCACCGATGGCGACGTGCACCCCCAGGCCACAGTGGCAGCCGGCGCCGTGACTCTGCAGTACCCCGCGGCGGTTGTGCATGTAGGTCTGCCCTACGTCGCAGAAATGCAGACACTTGATATCGACGTGCAGGGCGGCGAGACGCTGCTGGACAAGCGCAAGACGATCCCGAGCGTCACTGCATACCTGGAAGATTCGCGGAACTTCATGGCAGGTGCTGGCCCAGACAGCAGGCTCTATGAGCAGCGCGCCACCAGCCGTGAGCGTTACACCGATGCCATCCCGACAGATACAGGCCCAAGCACTCTCAGCATTGCGAGCCAGTGGAGCGAGGCCGGCCGGGTCTACATCCGCCAGGCTGACCCGCTGCCGCTGACCATCCTCGCGCTGATTCCGGAGGTGTCCATTGCGGGCCGTGGCTGAGGTGTTTCCGGTAGAGGCCTGCGAGGTGGCAGACATTGCCGCCATCGTTCGCCAGGCAGACATAGACGAGATAGAGCGTGATCTGGAAACGCCGATCGAGCAGGCGCTTCTCGAAGGCATTACCGGAAGCCGCAAGGCCTCCAAAATCGTCTGCCAAGGCTTGGTGTTGGCCGTTTTCGGTGATGCCGATTGCGACATTGCCAAGGGCCTCGGCGTGCCCTGGCTGATCAGTACGATCCACGTTGAGCGTTTCCCGCGGGCCTTCCTCGCTGTGTGCAAGCCCGAGGTCGAGGAAATGCTGGCCCGGCACGGGGCCTTGCTCAATTACGTCTCCTGCGAAAACACCGTTGCCATCCGTTGGCTGCGCTGGCTTGGCTTCGACTTCCACGACGCGGAGCCATACGGCCCCCGCGACGCCTTGTTCTATCCCTTCACCATGACGGAGGCGCCAGATGTGCGTCAGTGACCTGTTCAACGCCTACAGCAGCTATTCCCAGGGCAAGTACCTGGACAAGGTGAGCAAGCAGAATGCCGCCATGTCGAACCAGGCGGCCGATGATGCGCTGGTGCGCGGCAACATCGACGCAGACCAGGTGCGGCAGCAGACCCGGCAGGTGATCGGCACCCAGCGTGCGGGCTTTGCAGCGAATGGCATTGACGTAAACACCGGAAGCGCCGGCGTGTTGCAGGATGATGCAGCCCAGTTCGGAGAGCTGGACGCACTCACCGTGCTGAACAATGCCGCCCGAGAGGCCTATGGCTACCGCGTGCAGGCAATGGACCAGCGGCAGCAGGGCAAGCTGGCCAAGTGGCAGGGCAAGATGGATGCGGTGGGTTCCATTCTGGGTGGCGTC